GCACAGACGTGAAAAAGATTACCTTGTTATTTGATGGATAATAAACAAGGAACATTCGATTTAAAATTTTGCATATCTTATTAATTTTAAATATAAACCATTTTAATACCAAAATCAGCACACGATTATTAGACCTTATCATGACTTAAACATTCATCTTTATGGTATGCTTTTAATACATCTACATAACTAGTTATGTCAAAGTTTTCCTATTCTGAAAAATCAATAAGTTATAATAGAGAATTTATCATACAGAATCCTGAGGGTGGAACAACTATTTTACCATTCAAATGATCATAACAAAATTTATTATTTCTGTAAACTTTACCATATTCTCTAACACTATATTACTTAATAATATTATTTGTCCATTCTTATTAATTTGTTTCTTTTATTTTGTCTATTTGACATATTTCAGGTTCATATAAAATATATTCACAATCTTCAGGTTTAATCATCCCAATAACGTAATTGTCTTTTTAGAAAAACATGTTCATTTTCTTTTATCCATTATATTAAACCTTTATTGGGTACTAATTTATCTAGAATGATTACTCGTAATTTCTAAAGAAGAATTAAAAGAAGCAATCATTATCTGCTTACCACATTTATCTTTCATATCTCGTGTATTATAATGTTGCATATTAATTATCACATATGGATCCCATGGCGGCATAAAACAAAGGATGATCCGTAAAATACTATATATCTTTATTATTTTCATTATATTTAATATATAGTTATTCATTTAAATAATATTATTTTATTACTTTCTTCCTATCAATAGGTGCATATCTATCAAAGTTGACACTCTTTATGACAAAAGCTTCATCAAATAGACCTATACCAATTTAAGCATGTCCACTTCCGTCTTAATTTTAAACCAAAGCAATAATTGAAGTCGCTTTATTTTGGGTCTTTTAGGAATCGTTGAAAGTCTATCTATCTACTATTGCAAAGTTATGTAAAGGATAATTGTTAATTCTCTATGAGAAATAGTGTCCCAGACAATATTCATAACACTCATATCCGTTACTAGTTAAATTAATTGTCGTTGGGACCCTAATTATATTATACTTCTCTAATCCTTATTTTTAATATACTGCATATGGGGAGATTATATATGTCAAATTATCTGCGACAACTACCCGAACAGGTGATTGAGGATCATGTAGTAATTCAAAAGTCTTTTATTATCGACAATTCTCTATATTTACAGCTACAGACGCCTCATCGTCAATAACTTACGAATAACAGTAACGATCGTTAATATGAGTCCTAGATTTTGGCCCGTAAAACGGTTACTTATGGTTCTTTTTTGAATTAAAATATTATACTAATATTTAGTAAGGTGTAGCTTCTTCTCCATTATGGATGAATGCATATAATCCCTCCTTTACCATGTCATTTACGCCTGTACAATATCTAATACACTCCTCACTTAAGAATTGACTATATTTTTAGAAGTCAACCTTTTTATTTTAAATTATTAACAACTCTTCCATCATTTCCATATATAGATATCTATTAAAAGATACTTTCTTTATAGAGTTGTTACTATTATCGATTATTTAACAAACAGGAAACCTTACTTACAAGGGTTCCAGAATCGACTAATCATTGATATACCTAATATCATCATCACTTAATACTAAATCTTAACGTAATTATATTTATTTTTTAAAATATTTTTATTTTTTTATTATTAATTTTTCTTAAAGCA